TCAAACCGCAATAATAATAATTAAATTATTTCGATAAAATATGAAGATTTATTCTGCGTTTTTAGCTCAATAATGGCGATTTTGCATATATTTTCATTTCCTTGCCATTTTTTTGTTTACAGGATTAAAGTGTTTTGGTAATATTGACGATATAAGTTAAGGTGAAAATATGAAGCTGGCAAGCACAATCAAACCAACAAACAAAAGCCCCAAAGTTTCTGCTTTGAAGGATTCTCATTGCTTGCCAGCGATGCCGACATTGTGGTTATGGCGGGGCTTTTTATTTGAGGTGCGAAAATGGACGATGAGATATATTCACAAATGCTTTCAGGGACTATCGCAGAGAAATTAGCTTTACGTCCACAAGCGGTAGCGGAATGGGCTAACAAAATGGGTTTGACTATAGACGACAAAATCCATCTCTTGATGGAAATTGGGCCAACACCCACTTGTGAGCTTGGTATGAAAATACTCTGTGCTGTGGTAAACGATGTTCCGTTAGAAGCTATTAGTTTTTAACCGCCGACAAGGGCTTTTTATTTGAAAGGATAGGACAATGACAACAGCTTTAATCAACCAAACAAAAAAGGTAATATTACCAAACGGTACAAAAAAGCAAGTAAACATCTTTGATTACAATTTAGCTTTTTGTGCAGATGCTTATGTGCAATTAACTGACACAAGCTGGATAAAAGCAAGAAGCCTGAAACAATTAGACAGCTAACAGCCGACACTGGAGCGCAGACAACGCTCCGGCGTATGCTGTTAAACTTTAATTTAACTGAAAGGATAGGATAATGGACAAGAAAAGAATTAGAGCGGCATATTTGCTTTTGACGAGAGCAATTACAGAAAAACCAATAAACAAGCAGACAACGCCAAAAAGACAATTACTACAAATTGATGATAGCGCCCATTTTATACGCAACTTGCAGGACATCGCCGTTTACTTAGATGTAATAAAATAGAACGCTCCGGCGTATGCTGTTTGAAACTTAACTATTTGAAAGGTGTGAAAATGAGATACAAAGTAGGGACAAAAGTTTATTGCTATATCGGCAGTAATCACACAGAGGTAAAAGCTACGATTCAAGACCATTCTCATTCTCAAGGTCTTGTCAATATGCGAGGCCAAAGTTTAGTAAAATTCGACAAACCTGTAAAACTTGGTGATTATATGGTCGAATCAACTACTCTTGCCAATAGCTTGATAAGCAAAATTAAAATAATAGTTTAACCATTAACACTTTATGAAGGGATAGAAAAATGACAGAGCAAACACAATGCAAAGAATGCGGTAATGAAACAGAGCATTTAATCGAAGCTTTTACAGAAAGCGGCAAGCCCGTCCTCTTATGCCAGTTCTGCGTAAACCATTATTGTTCTCTTTGTAATATTTGCAACACGAACATATACAATGGAAGATGTAGTCGTTTGGATAATTGCGTCAAATGTGTACATTAACTTTAACGGCTTGGTGTATGCTGAAAGTTTAACGATAACTTGAAAGGTGGTGTGAAATGAAAATATGCTCCAAGTGTAAACAAGTTAAGACGATTTATGAATTTCATAAAGACAAAAGTAAAAAAGATGGACTTCAAATATATTGTATATCTTGTCGCAAAGAATACCAACAAAGCTCACAAGGCAAATATACTTCTTGCAAATCAAATAGAAAATACCAAAAGACTAAAAAAGGCAAAATTGCCGACAAGCGTTCTAAGTCTTTCCATCTAAATCAAATAAGAGCCAGGAATGCTGTAAAATATGCTATTGAGTCTGGAAGATTAGCTCGGTCTAATATTTTACTTTGCCGTTGCTGTAAAAGCCCCGCTCAACAATATCATCATTGGCACGGATACAAACCAAACCATTGGCTGGACGTAATTCCTATTTGTATAGAGTGCCATAGTAAATGTGTTGAGTTCGTGCCTTAGAACGGACGTGGTGGCCTCGAATTATCGTATCTGTATAGCTTTATTGATGTGATGTTCTTTCTTGATTATGCGAGCTGCCTGAACAACATCCCACTGATTGCCCTTGATTACTCTGTAAAACTCCTCAAGTTTCTTCTTGTAAACCAAAAAGGCAAACCATAATCCTTCGCCTCGCTTATCCAATATCATCTCTGTATATTTACGTGGTTTTAGTTTCTTCTGGTACATCCTTGCACCTATCATTTTCCTTTCAGGGCTTGCTCACACAACCACTTAATATCTTTATCTCTTTCGGCATTGAGTACTTGAATCTGTCTATAACCATCCTCAAGCTCTGTGATTCGCTTGGCTAAATTTGCCGTTTCAGTATGCAGCCTCGCGTTGATAGCCAACTCTGAATCTGCCTTTGTCCTCCATTCATCCACGGCTTTTTCAAGCTCTTTGATTCGCTCTTTTAATAAATCACAGGCTTGTATCCCGATTGTTTTTGCGGTCTCAAGCTCTTTGATTCGTTCAATAGCTTTGAGACATAAACCTTGATAAAATTGTTGAGTCACAGGTGAATTTGTTTCGGCATAAATTTCTAATACTTTGATTAGCGCATCTTCCATCATTTTCCTTTCAGGGATTGCTCAAAACCTTCTTTCATCAACAAAAGAGCCTTAGCTTCATCTTCAAACATTGTTTCAACTTCTTTCAACGTCCACAAATCACTAATTCGCAAAGCTGCCGCTATTACATCCTCAAGCTCTTTGATTCGCTCGGCTTGCTTAACAAGCATTATATCAACACAAAAGGGTTTTACTTTTCCATCGCATTTATGGCATTGAGGGCTATTGAATACCAAGGCTCCACAAGATTGACACCATCCATAACCACTATCCATTTCATTTTCCTTTCTGGGTTCTTGGTGGTAAAATGTTGATTTAGGAAATTCACTCCAATCCATTTCATTTTCCTCCCAGGGCTCGCTTGAAAATATTTGTTCGCTTACAGTTACCGCAATCTACTTCGTTGGGTTTTATTTTCTTTCGGGGGCGATACCAAAGACGACTACAGGCCGTCGAACATAAAACATCGCTGTATATTAGAACTGGATAATGTATTTTCTTCTTCATTATTTTTCTTTCAGGGCTTGCCCGGAGGCCTATACTCCAATTCGTTTTTAAGCAGATGTAAAAGTACAGCCGCCGGCTTCCGAGCTGCACTTGCCTCTCTGGCGTAGTCCAGGACCCTGTCGAAGATTTCCCCATTGAAACGGCCGTTCGAACAGCCGGCCATAAGCCAGTTTGTGATATTGCGAAAGCAGGTGCGGTCGGATTGATTGCGTGGTTTTATAATGCTGATTAGAGCTTCGTTAAAGGTAAGTTTCCGAAGCGTATTCGTAGCCGCAGAAGGCTTTCTTTTCGTATTCGTATTCGTAATATTCTCTTTTACGTTTACGTTTACGTTTACGTTACCTTTAGCTATAGCTTTGCTATGCGTTTGCCATCGTGTTTCTGCCCCTTTAAGTCCTGCTCTGCTACGGACTTGCATCAATACTCGTGCGCGGTGCAACTCTTTACTCACTCTTTTGTGAAAAAGTTTTGAACTTTTTATTGCAAATTTCTTTCCAATTCTGCGCCAAACTTTATCAAATTCCAAATCGGTCAAATTACACAGTGCGGCCAGCTCATATTTATCGAAAATGCAACGTCCGTGCATCTTATAAAGGTGGAAAATTATGGTGGCATAACAGCCCCGCTCCTCGGCGGTCATTCCCATAAAATCTGCCAGAAATGCCTCCGCTTCGAGCTGAACATATTTAGGTTGTTTTGCCATATTGCCTCCCTGCTATTATTCAAACTCCAGAGCAAGCTGCCCGGCTCGCTGCTGTTGGACTGAGTGATAAATTGGAAAATAATCATATATATCCAATTTTTGAAATAACATTTGTCTATTTGTCCAATTTGCTAAATAATTATACTTCTTTTGGCCTCTAACGCTTTTGTCTCTCATTAAATAGGGTCGCTGACCTAAGCGTTTTAATATCAATAATCGCTCAAGAGCATTTTCCCATTCGTCACAATATACATACCAAAAGCACGAACCATTTAATAATTCGCAAGTTTTATAAACGCTTTTAATATAAGACAAATTGTCAAAAGCAAATCTTACAGTTGTGAAACGTTTTCGTTTTTTGTTTATTAAATCAGCTATATTTTTTGTTACTAATCTGCAATCCAAACCTTGATTGAAGTCAACGTGAATTTGGTTTGTCTCGCAAAACCCCAACACTTCAATAAACTTATTCGGCATTGCAAGTATGTTATTATCCAGCAATACTAAATCGCCCTGTCCTCGCCATACATCTGCGACTTTGCGATATTCATAGATTTTGCCTTCCATTTCAGGCACAAAACAGAACTCGCATTTTCGGATACATCCCCTTGTTGTATATCCTATTGAATAATCACAATCAGGATATATCGAATAGTCGGGCTTTATATCATCTATTTCTTGAGGCAATTTCTTTGTTTTTTCATATCCACTGCCACCAATAATCATATTTGGCTTTGGTTCAAAATCACTATCTGTAAATACTTTACTGGCATATACTTTGTCGTAATGTTCCAAAGGAAGATACCATTTAACAATATCGCCTTGAGCTTTGTGATATGCGCTTATCTTCATCAATGCTAAGTTTGGGATAACAGAATCAACATTGTAAAGTCCGATTATCATTCAAACTCCAGAGCCATCTGTCCGGCTCGCTGCTCTTTAACTGGTACTCCTGTATCGACAGCCTCTAATCGCTGACGGGCTATCTCGCAATAATCGCTTGAAATGTCTATGCCGATATATCTGCGGCCTAACATCTTGGCGGCTACACAAGTAGTGCCAGAACCACAGAAAGGGTCGAGAACGAGTTCATTTGGTCTTGAACTTGCATTTATCAAATATGTCATTAAATATAACGGTTTTTGGGTTGGGTGTATTTGCCGTCTTTCAGTTGGTGCTCGCCAAACTGCGCCATCACATATATGGGTAAAAGTAGCTCTTGGTTTTTTTGCAAATATGCAGTTCTCTATATTTGATAACCATAAATATTGGCCATTTATTGGAGACGGGTTTGTTTTTTCCCAGATACATTGTCTTGTACTTAAACCGAAAGAAACAAATTCCCGCCGCCAAAAAGAAACTTGCTCTGTGCCACACCATACATAAATTGACCCACGACATAATTTATCAAGAATTTTTGCAACAATAGGAATATCTACCTCAAGACTATCTGCAATTCCTTTATCAAAAGACCGCAAGCCTGAATTTGGCCTATTGACTTCATTATACGGCGGGTCAGTCAGCACTAAGTCCACACACGAATCTGGAAATTCTTTAAGTATATCCAAGCAGTCGCCGCATATAATTGTGTTTACGAATTTATTGATTTCAATTTTTGCCATATCATTAACAATTTATCATCATGTAGCTCCTTTGCTTTCTGTTTTTCCTGCTCAGTTAATTCCTCAGTCATCATCTTCTCAGTCGGCATCCGTGCCTCTCAATAATTATATGACATACTCGTTAAGGCTTGACAAGATGTACAATAATGACCAGTAACTTCACCTACAAATACTTCATCTGGATAATCATCCAGTTTTTCTTCGCCACTCTTAAAAGCCTCGTCATCAACATCCCAATCGCCCGGTGACAACACGAGCATCAACTTTGTATTGCAAAGACTACAGTACAAATACCCGTTTTCTTTTTCTATTTCAGGCGTTATGATAATAGTGAATGCGTAGGTCATTATTTTCTCCTTATTCTCTGGCATCCTTGCCTCTTATCTTATGCCCATCTTGTTAAAAATCGGGTTACAGTAAACTATCCGAGCTACATATTTCAGGGCATTGCCCCTCAATATAGATTGACGACCTGTTCTGCAGGACGGAAGTACCAAGACCATCGTTACCAGCGGAAAGTCAGCAGCCATTAGCTTAAATCTTCTTATATCGGTCTGTCTCAAAGACGTTTTTACTTCGTGGAATACCTTTTGTTTCAATCCGAACTCAAGAGTTTCCCGCACTTCAAAATCAGGAGTATATTGGCGTTTTGTCCGATGTCTCTCGGTAAATTCAAAGGTGGTAGTCTCGTAGTCCCAAAAATCAATAGCCTCTAATTCCAAAAGCCTTTGAAGGTACTGCGCCCATCGGTATTCTATCAGGCTCTTAAACTTGAACTCTCTCCCATCAATAAAGACGTGCTGTGGTTTGTTTCGCCATTCATAATGTATAACTGCCATTTGCTTCCTTGCTTATAAAAAGGCGGTGGCTATTTGCCGCAATTACGATGTAAATCGTCAATAGGTTTTTCATCTAAGCAAATCGGGCAAATATCTGTTTGCAATCCTTGATTTGATAGATTCAAATAGCCACAAGCTCGTAACCTATTTCCTAAGTCAGCAAGCAAATCTCTTGCCGCCAAATTGTCTTCACCGAAAATGTAATACCAACAAAACACTTTCTCTGCGGCTTCAAGGGCTTTTATTCTTCTGTCTATTTCATCCATTTTCTTATCCTTTCTATAAAGTAAGGCGGTGCTCCCTGCACACACAGGGCGATATTTTGACCAGTTTCCTTTTGCACCGCCTTATGTTTCCTCTAATAAATCTGGTATGTTTGTCGTTTTATAAGTCATTGCTCCTTTCCTAAGCAATTCAAGTGCTTGCTCGTAACCAGCATTACTTTTTTGGGCGACTAAGTGCATCAGAAATTCGGCTGACATCATCAGCATCTTAAATTCTTTATCCTCTCCGCTTATAAAGATTCTGACTTCGCCTCTCTCATCAGATGGAGAATCATAAACTTTGAGATGTATTTCACCGAGTTGCTTTAAGTTATCTTCCATAGTTCCTTTCAATAAAACGGCTTGGGGTCAGGGATTCTCCTTAACCCCTTACCGTTCGGAGGAGGGTGATGAAAAGCTAACAACCGTGCTGCTTTATGATTTCGTCTGAATACTTTACGCCGATTTTCTTGGCCATTGCCTTGGCGCCACGGCTAGCATTTCCTTTGCGTTCATAGTAAATTCTGCCACGCATACGCTCTTTCTTGGCTTCGTAAATTCCATACCACCATAGGTAACCACTACAACTTTCTCCTACTTTTACTCTTACCATTTGATTCCTTTCTTTACTAAAAGGGTATATCATCATCAGATACTTGCCTTGCCTGTTGTTGGGTATCCTGATTAGATTTACCACCTATAAACTGGAAACTTTGAACAGCGACCTTGTGCTTGCTCCGCTTCGTTCCGTCCTGAGCTTCCCACTGGTCGAGGGTTAGCCGACCTTCAACGAATAGCGGGTCGCCCTTGCCCAGATATTGATTGATGTTTTCGCCTGTTTTGCCGAAGGCGACACAATCGACAAAACATACTTCATTGCGTTCTTGTCCATCTTTGCTATTCCACTTTCGATTCACGGCCAACCCAAACTCGACTACCGCAGTCTGGTTTGGCGTGTACGAAAGCTGTGGGTCTCTGGTCAGATTGCCGCCCAAGAATATCTTGTTGAAGTTCATTCTATGCTCCTTAAAAATTTCGTAGGTCGGGGTCTGGTGGGCCTATGTTCCAGCCCTTTTCCATTGATTTTGAGATTATTTCCTCAATAAACAATGACATATTTTTCTTACCAACACCTTTTGTTGTCAGTCGGCCAATTGTTACCCTGGTAACTTCGTCACCGAGTTTCAATTCAAAATCTACGCCTTCCTTTTTCAGATAAGCTAATCCATTACATTTGGACTTGACTTCCAAATCCCACCAAGCCTCTGTTTCACCGTTCTCATCGTGTTTTACCAAGTCCCGCAAACATACGCCTTTGTACCATCGCCTCTGGCGGCCGGTAATATATTCAAGCGGTGATAGAGTCTTTAACGCTCCTTTGGGCTCTAACTCTGCCAGTATCTCTTTAAGCGGCTTCTTAAAGGTCGGCTCGCCGTCAACTATTGTCTTTACTTCGTGCGTTGGCATTAGTAGTTGATAGAAATATGCGGGATTCTATTCTCCTTTGCTGCAATTAAAAATACCGCAATACAATGTGGACACATTGATTCTTCTGTCAAAGCAAACTCTATTTCATCTTCGATTTGTTTGCGATGTTTTTTGTTTGCAATGCGTTTTTTCTCGGCGGCTTCTTCGGACTCCTTACGCCTAATTTCAGCAAGCTCTTTGGCTTCCGCTTCGGCCTTAGCTTTTTGTTCTGCTTCGATTCTGGCTTCCTCTGCGGCTTGCACTGCAATTAGTTTTTCTCTTTCGATACGCTCGACTTTAGCTTTTTCAGCAATGAGTTTTTCTTCCTCTGCCCGCACAGCCGCTTCCCTGGCTTCAAGGTCTGCTACTCTCTTGGCCTCTGCCTCGATGATTTTCTGGTTCTCGGCATCAATTATAGCCTGCTTTTCAGCCTTAATAGCATCGAGGGGCTTTTGGTGGTAGTCAATCATCCCATCGACTTCGCTATTGTAGAAGTTTTTCTTAGCGTCCAATTTTCTGCCAAATGCAAGGGCTTCGGCCTTAGCGTCTTTGTGAATGCCGCTAACTACAGTTTTGACTTTGCGAAGTTGGGCTATATGGCTCCGGGCTTGTTTTTCGCCCTCTGGTTCAGCATAATCAAATACTAACTTTTCATTTTCGACCTTGTACTTGGCTATAATCGCCGCTACTTCGTCAAACACTACTAAATCGTTCATTATTCTGCTCCTTTCTGGGGTTATGCCGCTTCTGGTTTTATTTCGACCATCACTTCCTCTGGTTTGATTGTGGCGAGAATCTTCGCTATGCTATTCTTTCGGGTCGGGAGTTTCTTGAAGTGCTTGATTATCGCTTCGGTAAACTTTTCTTTGCTGTACTCAAAGTGTTCAAGGCACTCATCTTTCTGCTCGGTCGTGAAGTTGAAAAATGCCTGCTCGACTATTGCTTTGGATGTGTCTTGTGGTGTTATCTTCGCAGGGGTTGGCTTTTTCGCCCCTGCATTGCCGTCATCATCTTGGTCTTGGGTTGCAAGTCCTGTCAGGGCCAAGACTGTGTATCTTTGCAGATATGTTACGGTGCTGCCGATGGCCTGTATTGCGTTCTTGCTGCCAGTCATATCAGGTGGAGCGGCCAAACTGGTTTCTTCGCTGTGTCCCATGATGTGAGTAATCTTGCATGTTACTTTGATTAAGGAATCTGCCTGACTTGTTATCCACGATGCTGAAAGGCCATGCTCACTAAGCGCCTTGTTTATGCAAGTGGTAACATTGTAAAGTGTAGCATGATTGTAATCAGTAACTCCCTTTGAGGTCTGGTATTTCACATTCCTATCTTTGAGGATTTCAGGCGGGTTTTCCTTGAAGGCCGACATTGCTTGTACATAAGCCTTTTTTGCCTGGATAGCCTCCCAGCGCTCTTGAACATCCAGCAGTTCTTTTAGTTTTGCCACATCCATATTGCCATCAGCTTGACACAATGCCGCTGCTGCCATAAGTGGAGATTCGCTTTTTTGTATCTCGTTCATAATCTTCCCTTTCAGAATTTACCGTCATCTATCTTGCCTATCATTTCCTTTAGCTCTTTAACGAATTGAGTCACTTGTAATAATAGCGTTGTTATATATTCTTCATCCCGGGCCACCCGGACACAAAACATAGGATGTGATGTTACTCTGGGGTCAAAGCTCACAAAGTCGCACCATTTCCGGTCTGTTACCCAGAGCAAACCCTGAACCTGCGGGATGTATGTTGTTGGCATTTTACCACTCAAAATGTTTTCGATGTGAGTCGAAGATAACGGGCATTTAATCTCAATCAAACCTTCTTTGCCAGGCATCCCATCAGGACTACCACCAACCCATTCGTCCCTCGTTACAAAGCCGACCTGCTCGATAGTACAGTCATTGGCCTGCTCATAAAACCGCCGAGCCGCCTGCTCTGTTTCAGTACCATACTCCATTATTTCATTGCCGTAGGATTCCTCACGTAACCCCGTCAGTCTCTCTGCGGTAAGTTTCCTCATATAAAGTAGTCTGCCAGTCTTTTTATTCAAAACCTTGTGGAAGTTGCTGGCTGTTACATAACCGAGCCGAGCCTCAAACCATTCTTCACTTCCTTGGATACAGTCTATAATCTTCATTCTGAATTGACCTTCATTGCTTCGTTGTATTCCTCGATTGTGGATACTTCACCGCCACAAGTCGGACAGGATTTACGTTTACAATCGGGACATTCGTTTGGTTGTGCAACAGTTCTACCACTCGATAGACAGATGTATTCTTCTTCGCTCATAATGAATACCTCGCAACCCACTTTCTTTCACCGACTTTAATCGGTTCGCTTTTTACAGGCACTCCGTTTTTCTTCATATCATAGACCCGTGCGCCTAATCGCAAGCAACCGAATCTTTCAAGGGCTTCTAATGGCGTTAAGGTCTGACCTGATTTAAGACATTTTAGAATCCGTTCATATTGAGTCATTATTGTTTCTCCGCTTCCTTGATGGCTTCGCACATAGTATCTATCGCCAACTTTGGCTGTCCATACCAATACTCTTCTGTTTGATATTGATTTAGCATTGCTACTAATTTCTTATGTAACTCGTGGCTGTTGATGGCTTGGACGATGTAATCGGCTTCCTCTTTGGTCAAAAATGCTGCTAATGCTCGTTTGCCTTCAACAACCTGAACTTGGTATTTAACGCCTGCTTCGGTCGCGTGCGTTACTGTTTTTTTTACTGGTAGTTCAAATGGAGGAGATTTAGACATTGTTTAACCTCGCAAACTTTCCAAAGCATTCTTTCGCTTTTCTGTTGTAAGCAAGCACCGCTTCTATTTCTGTATTAAAACGACCTATATGTGTTTGTTTTCCATCAACACATATTTGAGCTACCCATTTACCCCTGCGTCTTTTGGGATTATAATTATTCCAATGAACACCTTTGTATTTCGATTTTCTATCTTTGTGACCCGCCGAATTTCTCAGATTTTCTTTGCATGTTGCTTGGCGAAGATTTTTTCGGCGATTATCCCAACCATTCATATTTATATGGTCAATAATGTATCCTTTAGGCAAAGGCATAATCAATTGGTGCATATCTATCGTTCGTCCCCTGCCAATATTATGACTTGCATATATAGTGTTTCTATGGGGTCGTGCGTGCCATTTCCATTGGCACAATGCTTCGTAATCTTCATCATCTACGATAGCATAATAACCTTGAGTTAGTGGTATTCGTTTCATATTATTCTCCTTTAATAGAGCGTATTGCGCAATAATCACAATACGCCTTCTCTGTTCCCGCTCCCCACTTGTAGTCGATAGGACCGTCGTACAGACCTTGAGCCTTGAGCCGTCTCTGGGCTTCGCCGATGTTCTGGACGTAGTTCGGGTCTGGGATTCGGATAATCTTGACCTTATCTGAATTGCGATTGAAATACGCAAACGAGATTAGAATTGTGAAGATTAGCAATATGATTAAGCCGCTTCTGCATAAATTATCCATTGTCTTTTTCCTCGATTAGCTCAATGTCTTGTAATTCCCATAAACCCACACACTCTGGGGTATTAGGTGTATGGTATAAAACCCAATTAAGCGTTTCGTCTCTCCAACCAACTTTGCCCGTTATTCGACAAAGAGGATTAAAAACAAGAGCTTTAATCTCATCCCCCTCAAACACATCCTTGCCGTTCTTGTCTTTGGTGACGAATTGTTCAAGGTCAAACTTGCATTCATCGGTATAAGATTTTTCGATAGTCCAACCTGCTTTTAGACGAGCTTCTTGTATTTCTTTGCTCAAGTTTTGGACATTTCCATCCCAACTTATACTAAAACCTTTATACCAATACCGTTTACATAGCCTGTCCCATACTCTGAATTTTATCTCTCTCATCTGTTTCTCCACATTCTCATCCAGTTATGAAAATCTCTCCAATTACCTGTTCGGACGGCTTTGGCGCAAGCCTTCTCAAGCTCGGTCTGCTTTGGTTTTTCTTTGGGTTCGGTCATTGGTTAGGCTTTATTTGTTCTTGGCTCTATCATCTTTTCCAGTTTGCTAAATTTCTGGATAAATTCCTGTATTTGATTGCTTTCGACAATAAATGTAGTGTCAGAATATTTTGTGGAAATACTTATTTCGCCAATGCTATTAAGGTCTAATGTAACGTCTCCAATAATCTCTCCTTGGACTGGTATGGGAGTATTGGGAGTATTTTGTAATCTCTCCACCCAATCTAACAATATCCCGCTTCCTAACATAACTGGCTTGTCGTCAACATATCTCAATATTTCATCGGCGATTTTCTTTGCTTCATTTTCCATATCAATTTCCTTTCAAAATTTGGCCTTCTCAAGCTCGGTCGGTTTGGGTTTTTCTTTGGGTTCGGTTGACATTTCATTCTCCGCTTACAACACAAAGTCAAGTTCGATTTTTATTGCCTTGCTTTCGGTACACATCATCAATTTACCTTCGATTTCTTTGCACCATCGCCAGCAAGAATCGGGAAAATCACAGCGCTCTTTCCAACCATATTTCGTTAGCCATTTCGTTCTTTTTTCCTTCAAATCAATTTCCATAATCCGAATCGGCTCGTAACTTTGTTCTTTTTTTGTCATTTCATTCTCCTAAAAAAGCGGCGGGCTTCCCTGCCCCATTCATCCCTTCTGTTTCTTTCTTTTATACCTACCCTTGGCATACTGTCGCCGCCTATACCCGTACTACTAATCCTTGAGTTTCTTGATTTCTTTACACAAAAACAAAACCTTCTTTATGTAAACACGCATTTGCCAGATTTTTAAGCTATGTGCGAAGGCTTTGCCTGGCCGACCTCGGTATGTTTCTAAAGTAATTTCTGCTTCGTGTTTTATTTTGTCAACGTCAAACTTAGCCATCATTTCTCCTTACTTTGTCCATTTGGCTTGGTCGCCCGGCCTTGAAGCATTGTGGATGTCCTGACGCATACCATCCAAGGTGTTGCTGATGCAGCCAGAGGCAAAGATGCTTATGAGTACCAAAATGCTGACCGCAATTAACATTGACCTGACAGTGGTTATTTGTCGCTGATACATTTCCTCCTCCAAACCTTCAATGGCCTTCTGAAACGATGCCCTGTCCTCATCGTCAATGCTGAAGGCTTTGGCGTTCAACATCAAATCCCTCCGTGTTTTCAACTGGCTGTAACTTTGCTTTTTCAAATTGTTCATTTTATGCCTTTCCTCTCCCGCTCACAGGGTTAATCAGACTGTTCGTTTTGTTTACGAAGTATTCGTTTCATGTTTGCAATCCCAGCATTTAGTTCGATTTCTCGCACACCTCCACCACCTGGTCCAAATGCTTTTTCTATCGCTTCCCTGCCAATAACCTCATTAGCAAGTTCTATTTCTTCAGGGGTATCTAATTTTGTGGTAAATATAGGTTCCAATGAATCTTTCATGGCTTTATCTAATTCTATTTTGCATTGGTTACAGCCTTTGCCATAACACCAAGGACAATCTTTATATTTCATTTTTCAGTCCTTTCTTCTCCCCTGTAATCCGGTTAATCAATCTTCCTTTTTAATCCTGCATTATCTTCAGCATTGCCACATTCTTGACAGATATAGGTTTCGCCATCCTCCTTGCTTAAACAATTCAAAACATCCTCATCTTCCAGTGTTTTCTTTTTACACTTTGGACATTCCTTCATTTTTTCATTCCTTTCATATTTTATGATTCCTGCGGGACAGCGGAGAGAAACCTGTGCGTCTGTGGAGGAGGGCTTGTGGCCGTCCCGCGTAGTTATTAAGTTTTATGAGAGCTTATGCCGATACCGGATTTTTTCCTTTCTCTGAACTTTTTTGTTGACTTCTCGTATTTAACTTGTATCATAAGTATTGCTTTAAGCGTTATTTAACCCCGGTAGGTAAAGTACTGGGGTCAGTCACTTGTGACGGTCACTTGTGACGGTATTCAATTGTTAAAGGACATAAATAAACAGAATAATTGCATAATTGGTAGTGGACATTGGATGTTCTCTTTCGCCTTCATATTAGGGAGTAGTTCGGAGGTCAAATGTTTCAAGCTCTGCACCGCAGGGCAAGGATGCTTGTATCAACAGTTATCGCTGAATGGGTGCTTGACAACGATGGTCTTGCCATATCTACGAAGAAATACTACCACCGAATCATAAAAGACTTCACTTTTAACTTTCCAAAGAAACATATCTCCGATTATAAATCGACAGATATTCAATCTTACTTGAGTAAATTCGCCTGGTCTCACGAAAATAGTACAACAAACAAGGCTCTGGCGGTGCTAAAATCATTTTTTAGATATGCCTCCGATAACTATAATATCCCAAATATTACCGCCGGAATCAGAGAACGCAAGGAAAAAATGCCCCATCGACCCTTTATTTCAAAAAAAGACTTGGACACCATACTCTCTAATGCGACCCAAAGGGAAAAAGATATAATCTTAATGCTGGCTCACACAGGTCTTAGATGTTCAGAGCTTGCCGGATTAAGGCCAGAGAACATATCCCCGAACCTGTCCTCGATAACCATACAGGGCAAGGGGGGCAAGATTAGGACTATTCCTTGCAACCAGACCGTACAGGAAATTCTATCCCGTCATATTAACTTTCCAATGAACCGGAAAAGTATTTACAATATTTGCAAATATTCGTCCCTTCGAGTGGGCATGCCCTTGGCGCCCCATACGCTTCGCAGATATTTTGCCACATCACTTTTGGGCAAAGGTGTAAGTCTTCTGATAATTTCCCGCCTTTTGGGGCATTCGTCTGTGCAGACGACTGAACGCTATCTTTGCATTGATTCTTCATTTTTGCTCGGCTCTACTGATGTGCTGGATTGATACTTGGATATGGCAGCTCGAAGTATAGGCAAAGCCTTTTTTTGCGAACCTTTTTTTATCTGCGCTTTAGTAAATTCGCACGCATCCCGCAAATCGGCATTGATGGCTTCCGCCGGTGGTTGCTGCTTCAAGAGGGCAAGGGCTTGTATGAGATTATCATAAACAACCTTCAGTGGATGCTTACCAATACGGATTACTGGTGGTTCTTGATATTGCTTTAATCTTTTTATTGCCTTTTCCAGCAACTCTATTGCTTTCTCATTCATTTCCTTACCTCATTATTCATCTTTTTCATAAACATAAACAGATTTTTTAGGATTGAATATGAGTAAACTTTTACAATAGACACACCTTCCTGCAACTACAAATTTCTCTGTCTCTTCTAAATTTCGATAAAGCACTTTGCCACAAACTGGACAACCTAATGTTAATTTTTTCATTTTCTTACCTCAATCAGTTTTCAAAAATGCTCGTCTCTCCGAGCCGTCACGGTATGTTGGCTTACGGCGTTCCGTTATCCCTCATGCGACTAACCAACTTAGCTCCTAAAGTTACGGGTCAGCATTCTTTAGGTTATCCCTCAACGTAACTACCCTGGGAAGCATTCGTGAGCCGCTTTCGCGGATTCTCTCAATATAAGGCCAATGGGGAGCGGTATGCAGGCAGCACACGAAGAAACTCCCCAAAGACCATTTGTTTGGCTTGTTTTTGTAGAGTTGAGAGTCTGATGTTTTGCCTGCATACCTAACTCCAGTCAAAGTTAAAAACGTACATGCTTAGGCTGTTATCAACTGTCCAAGAACAGCCCAAGTATTTACGTTTTAGTCTTTTGCTTAATACTTCATCTTTCTTGGCTCCTTTTTTGTTTTGCTCCATAGCTTTCGGTTTAATTGTAACTGATCCGCGTCTGAGTGCAAGCCACAACGTTTACCGAATCTTCATCATGTCGGCATTATACCAAAAGGACTTTAACCTGTCAACATAATTCTTTCCATTTTGATAAAATATTTTCAGAATGTCGGTTTTTGGGCTGAAAACCAAAGAAATATATGCTGGCGGGCAAAAAAGAATTGGCCAAATTCTAATTTGCTGGTATCGACTTAACGTAGCTACTTCCCCCTGCCTATGGGGGCTTCGACGGTTTTATACGCCTGGACATTTCACTATATGCCGCCACCAGCGTTTCAGACACTACCATAAATTGTCTGGTTTGTCAAGAGAAAAATAAAGTGGCCGAGAAATTAGCCCGACCACTTCGGAGGAGGGTGATGAAAAGCGTTCGTTAGAATTTACGTTTCAAGCCGATAAGCACATAGTTGTCCTGATACTCCATAAACAGAGCGTTTCCGATTTCAACGCCTGCCATCAAAGCCGAATTGTCACCATCAACCTCAATCGTAACTCCGATGTACGGCGTACCCATCAGAATCTCCGGCAGCCATTCCACCGCTACGGGGTTTGGGATTTCGACCGCGTTCGGCATTTTATACATCCCATAGGCTCCATATATTTCGTCTGCATCCCCGGAATATAGCACCGATAACCCAACCTCTGAATCGTTCATATCGTACCCGACCCGACCGCCAGTAGCACCATCCCTGCCATCCCAGAGCGATGCTGTCATACCGGCACATCCTGCAACGAGCAGAACCGCCAATAGAATTACTACCCTCACAATTAGCTTTTTCACTTTTTGCCCTTTCTAAGTTTATATTCTATTCTGATTAAATGGCCGTTCAACTTGTGATACGCAACCATATTTTCTTCCGAAAACGCTTTTTTCATAGCATCGCGGATTTCTTCACGCCGCTCAATTAGACGGTTGTATTTCTTTTTTCGCATCTGTTTTGGAAATTCCCTGTTTGAGGTCCAAACCAGCAACTTTGCCGACTACTTTCAACAGAACGCTAATCTTTGCCAGGGCTATATCGTCCTGCGGGGTGGGCGTGAGAGCCACAACGATTCTGGCAACTGAATACAAAGAACCAATTGCAGCAAGAATCTGAACAATATTTTTTCCTAGCCAATCAATCATTTCCGTATCTCCTTGATTTCAGATAGTATTTGTTGTTGAGTGGAATAGCTCCTGTCCATCATTTTAGTTAAATTCTCTATGTCCTTCTTGACGCCGATAAGCTCTCCCTTGTTTGTATTAGTTTTCTCACTGACCTCTTTAATAACAATTTCAACAGTATCAATTCTGTTTGCATTGGCATTTACGAGCCAAAAAATCCCGCCGGCCACAAAGATAATACCTGCCAGATAAATTCCTATTTTTAGATAAAAACCGTTGTTTTTTCCTGCCATTGTACTATCCTAAAATATATTTCATTTTTCACTTGACAAAGCTATGTTAAGTTGGGTAATATATGGTTAATGAACATTGTGCCTATAACATTTTTTATTCTCTTTCTTCTTTTTATAGAAGACCGCATTTGTAAAAAGGACATCCATAATTATCGAATTTGGCAATCTTCTTCCCATACAAAACCCCAGCCAGATATGTATAGTGAAACTTTGTCCGCAAAAATTTTGTCATTTCTTATACTTGTTGGCTTGACTATATGGGTTATTGCTTTCATTGTATTTCCTGTTGCAAGATACATTGTAAAATTCTTTAATTAAAACCCACGGCCACCAAAACCACGTAATTGCTGACCTGTTGGCTGTTTAATTTGTTTTTCTGCTCTTATTTCTTTCTCGATTTCGAGTTTCGCTCTTAACAATCTCGTTACTAATGCAGCAGCTTGGGGTGAACCTTTTGGCATCCGAAAACCTGCTCCGAGCCATTTGGAGAATGTCGGGTTTGCAATCATCCGAGATAAAATAGGTGGGCTAATGAGTACAGCAGCACTTTCTTTTGTTAGGCTTGGGACTCCCCCAGTCAATAGATTCATAGCAGCCCCCGCTTGCATCAATTGTATTACCATTCCACCACTACCTCCAGTCGGTTTTTGTAGAATTTCACCCAATTTCCCTATTGAACGAATAGATGTTAATTCCTGCTGGTTATAAATTGTTTTGACTGTATCGTCCCCAAATTTATTTAGTTTATTTAGAAACGACTTCCCCAAAACAACTCCATCCACATCTGAGGCTTCGCGTATTATATGTTCAAGATTTGCAGTTTTCAATTGTTGCCAAGTATTCTTATCAACCAATTCTTTTATAACTCTTATCTGACGGCTTGCTTGTGGACGAAAGATTTTCTTAACAGCAACCTCTGGATTTTCTGCCAGAGTCTTACTCAATGTTTTAATGATTTTCTTATTGAACTTTTCTTGACCCTCTCGATAAAATTTATTCGCAATACGCCAAGCGTCAACCGCTTCGCTAACATCGCTAAAATTATTTGCTCCTGCCTCCATCGCATCATCTGTCAATCTTATAAATTGTTTAGATAGACCAATTGCCTTATCCCTTGTTACCGCCATCGCCGAGCGCTCATCCAAAAGAGCGGAACGTAATGATTGTGCCTGTTTGAAACTAATCATATCATCAAGTTGTAATACTTTCCCCAAAAGCGTATCGCCAGCTTGTGTACTACCTATGCCTTTTCTTATTGAAGCCGTCCTCATTGACCTTTTAGCAAATTCCTTTAATGGTCGTAGGTTTACTTTTGTACCCTTGGATAGTTTATCAACCTTAGCATAAGCAGCTTTTGCGGTTGTTCTAAATGCAGTTCTTTTCCCTTCTATTGTATCCAGTAATAAATCGCCAATATCTTCCGGTGATAGATTTGTTTTTGCGCCACGGGATATTTGCTCGACTACATCATCAACATATTTCGTAAACGCCTTTGGTTGTGTTATAGTTTTTAATACTTGAAGTTTACCACCACCAAAAAACGACTTTTCGGCCATTCCCTCAACAGTGTCAATAATTCTTGATTCTGTCATTTGTGCAGGCGTTAAATGCGCTCCACGTTTAAGTAATTGCTTACTGAGATTGGATGCACCGGGCAATAAGCGTTTTTTAACAGGAGCCAAAAGTTTACCTCCAACACCCGCTATTCCACGACCAATGAGTTCGGATGCCGCCTCCTCAATTCCTGCTATGGCCTGTTCGTTATAAATCTCTCCCATAGTCATAGGTTTGGCATTTGGGCGTGTCATTCTATAATATTGCTGATACCCTTTACCACCCATACCACCAATGCCCGCACCAAGAACGGCACCGCCTGCAATAGCTGCCCCTTTTAACAAAGGATGCCCCGCTGGTATTCTTGCACCTGCCATAGCCCCTGCTTTTGCGCCAGCCATACCGCCAACAGTTCCACCTGCCATTTGGGGCAGTTCGCCTTTGAATCTTTCCCAATATGTAGGTGGTACAGGTTCTATTTCACCAGAATTGATTCTCGCCTGTAACTGTTCTTGTCGGTCAGTATCAGCTTGTTCCTCTGGGCTTATAGGTATAGCCGTTATCGTAGATGTTCCCCCAGATTGCACAGGAAGGCCTCCAGCATCGCCCACAGTCGATTTTCTCGTATCTTGCCCTGCCAACCTATCTAATTCAGCTAATTCCTGTTGCTCGGCAGTGGTTAGGCCAGTTTGAGGATTTGTACCTGCCAATCTATCAAGTTCTGCCAACTCTTTTTGTTCCTCTACTGTTAATGGCATTACAATCCCGCTTTCTTTCTTAATTCCTCTCTCCTACTTTGTTGTTCAGGCGTCAAACCTCCTATATTACTTGATTGCCGACGGTTTAATTCTTCTGAAAGTGCTTGACGTAAACCACTTCTTTCGGCATTTCTTTTATCCTCAATAGTTACTATAGTACCTCTATTTAATATATCTGTTAAAATGGCAAGAGTTCTTTCTTGTACTTTTGTGGCACCATCTATCTTTGACTTAAATTCTGTAGCAGAATCTCTCAACGGTGCAGCAAAAGCCTGTTCAATTTGTTCAGTCATTTCTTTTTGTCCAGCAGCTACGCCAGTAGCCCATTTTTTGAATACAACAAATTCCCTTGCTGCATTACGTCTCCATCCTGTAAATTCAGATAAACTTTCCTGTCGTGCTTTATTAGGTTTCCCCAAAAGACCTCCTGCTTTTTCCTGATACGTTGTCCACTTCTGACTTATCTTAAAAGGTAGTTCTGTATATTCCGGCTTAAATTGTTTACTAATAGATTTCAAATTGGCTATATTTACTTCAGCATCCTTTATTTCAGTTTGAATTTTAGCTGCTACAGATTTTTGAAGATGTGTAAAGGCTTCAGGAGCAACACCGCCCAATTTTTCAGCTAATGTAGCCTCACCTAAAATCTGTCGATTTATAACATTACCTTGTTCATCAAAAGTATCTCTAACTCTTATTGCTCTATCAGAATTTTTTGGGTCAACTATAACACTTGACGCTTGTGTTGTTTTTGGCGCATCTGGTGCTTCGGCTATGAGATTACCAGAGGCATCATATCTCCGACCACCGGGGGTAAGCGTAAACGGGTCGGCAAGGTCTGGCCTTAATGCTTGTTCTGTTTGAGCTTCTTGAAGTCCAGCCTTTGACCTTTGCACACCGAATGGATCGCCGAATATGCCCCCTAATTGTGATTGCAAGACTGATTGCTCAATTCCCTGTCCTCGCCGACTTTGCATTTCAGGGAATGGCATAGGCGGGCCTGTAAATCCAGGTTGCTGCGAAGCCATATAACTCTGAAAGAAGTTCTGCAAGGCCGATTGGTCTTGCTGCCAGAGTTGGTTTTGTTTTCTTTGGCCTAAATACGCACCGAGAGCCTGACCCAAACCCTGCATCGACTGCATTTGTATCTGGCCTGCTAATGCACTACCCGATGGAGCGGGTACGTTTATGATTCCGCCCGGACTGCCAAATGGTTGACCGAGATTTCTAAGTTGCGCCATTATTTATCCTACCTTTCTTGCTAACTCGTTTACGGCGTTTACGAGCAAAGCTATCACAGCTTCGTACTTGACGTACTTAATTCCATCTACCTCGACAACAGCTTCCGGCAATACCTTTTCGAGTTCCTGTGCTATTACGCCGCCATCCCGCTCTATGTCTTTGAATTTGAACTTGTAAATCTTGCCGTCAATTCTACCAACTTTCTCAAGAGCATTGTCAATATGCTCGATGTTTTCTTTGAGACGTTCATCAGACATTGCACCAAAATATGCACCGGCAGCGGAACTACCTGCACCAAGCAATTGAGTACCAAGTCCGGGCGACATAAATCCCTGTTGTACGGCGGTATCGTAAGCAGAAGTAAACGCCGGGCCTATGAATCCTAATCGCGGGTCGGCTTCCGGAGCGCCCATCATAAATCTATTAAGACCATATTGTGTCTGCTCTTCCCCTATACCTCGCTGCTGTTCGCCTAATCCAGCCATCATACCCGGCTGTTGGAACTGCATCGGTGCGAATTGAGCCGCCATACCCATACCGAGATTCCGGCCTTCTCTGCCGAGTATATTCGCAGCCCCGCTACTACGAGCCATACCGCCAGCACCCAAAGCTGACATAATAGATGGTATAGTTTCCTGTTGAAATATATTCTGCGCAAAGTCGGATACAGGTCTCATCATTTGACTAATATCCTGTCCTGCCATACCGTATGCCTGCTGTTGTAATCCAGAAGGCCCGCCGGGCGCAAACTCCATACCGGGAATGGTAGCTCCACCAACACCACTAATTGCCGGTGCAGCCTTTTGGGTTAGCAAGGCCACTAACCGCTGTTGTTCCGGTGTTAATTTCTCAACCTGTTGAACACTCTGTCCTTTAATATCTCCACTGAAGCAGCCCGTGATACACCTCTACTTTCTTGTAATTAAAATATATTATTCTAATTCCGTGACATAACTCGTTTCAAACTTCATAAACCCCATCTTTTCATAGACGCGACACAACTTATCGTGAAGTTCCGATGCCAAGTTGCTGGCGTTGAAAATGATGTGGCTACAACCTTTTAACTTGGCTAAATATTTGGCATTCTTGAGAAGTCGCATACTTGCCAAGCCTCTTTTTTCAGGTATAACAAAGAAAAAATGTTCCTCGGCCATCATCTGACTACCTAACGGACTACTAAAATATCTCAGACCTATATAGCCAACTGGCGTTTCGCCGTCATAGAGAACGATTAAATCCGCGTCTGGGCGTAAAACCATATAGCCAAGCTCATTTAGATACTTGTCAATATCATCGGCAATAATGCCAAAATCGTTGTCCTGTACGTTCTCCTGCCAGGATTCCACAATTGGCCTCAACGTCTCTATGTCATCATTGAATATCTGGATTTCCATTTTCTAAACACCGGAGAAATTGCGATTATAATTATTATGGAGAACGGTATCGCCGTCATTTGAATCATAATAAATTGGCTTGATGGGGCCGGTGGCGCACCGCTATAATCGTACATTTGTGCAACTGTTAAATCGCCCTCAAACATACAAAATGGCATACTGTAGAGTTGGGCTATTTCAGAAGCAGATAAGGCACAGTTGTAAACTAAGATATAATCAATTTTGGCGGGTATTGCATTTTGACTATTATACTCTGATAAGAATGCCAATGGAGATGCACTATCAGCAATAGCTAAAGTGAAATTAGTGCTATCAGAATCAATATATGTCCCGTCTTTATAAAGATGGTTCGCTGTGGGACCATGTATAACACCAATAACAGTAGGAGTATTTACAGCTAAAAATGCTGTAGTCGGTTCTAATATACACGGCCCTGGATAAGTGAAAAAATCTAATTTTGTGGCATCAGAACTATCAGTCCTTACAGCGAGACCAACAGAGCCATTAGAATCATCAACAATATAATCGCTTGTCCCTAAATTACTATCTGGAGTTATTCTAACAATTATACTGAAACCATTGTCCCATGATGCGGAATAGAGGTCTGTTATTATACCGGAATTATTCTGAACTCCATAAGGACACCAACCATAATCAGAAATAGACCATGAAACACCAGATTGCAGAGTACCTGTTTTCCCATTCCCGCTCAAATCATTGACGATATCGCCTGAGCCTTCATTGAATAGCCAGAGACCGACAAGACCCTTAGACAGAGGATGTGCCCAGTTTACTTGCCGACCTAAAAGGGGCTTTACGCCAGATTGCCATTGACCAAAAACCGAAGTCGTTAATAAGCAAATCAATAATAGTATAGTTAGTTTCTTCATTAGTTAAGCGCCGTTGTTACCGTCTTCCCCACTTTCCAGTTTAGCGATGACGCTGTTCCGTCTATATCGTATCCGTTCATACAAATCACCTTCGCCCTCGCCCCCGAACCGAATGGAATCATTATCGTCCTCGACATTGCAACATCCCAAAGCAAAGTAGATACGGCGTGTGCATTGGTTACGCCGTCTAACACTGTAATATTTGTGTCGGTCGTAAATCCTGTTATCCAGCATAGTTCTGAATTGATAAGCGTACCGTCCTCTATGGCAATCCACTTTCCCATCGGTTCAGTTTCGTACCCACCGCCCGTATCGGATACTACAATGGTCGTATCGGTTGCATCCAACGGGTCATCATCAATTGGTTCGGAATCACCATCGCCAACTAAAGCAATAAATTGAGTTAGTTCCGACCAGTCCTCATCGCCCGCAGCCGCTCCTGAAACTTGAATTGAAAAGAGAGTGCCTTCGTGGGCATCGTTCATATCAGTAAAAGCCTGAATGTGTACGAAAGTTGCATAATTAGCCGATAGAGCAATAACCGTGCTTTCATCTGTTGCTCCTTCTGCTACAGCAGCCCAGTCATCAATTATACTTGAAGTTATAGTTAGTGCCGCTTGTACCCTGTAAGGAGTCACACACACAATTACCATTACAACGCAAGCCAGAGATACCAACGTCCATTGCATTATTTTGCCTACAAATCTTTTATTCATAATTTCTCCTATTTATATAGTTCCATATTGACCGGCCCAGGAATCACAATCCCCTGCTTTTTCAATTCCTGCCATAGCTTCTGTTGAGGCCGAGGCCACGTTTGTAATAACAAAGCTCTTTCCATATCTATTCAGGCCGCTGGCTCATAATAATAAATTTCAAAATGTATCCAATCCACATTTGTAGCCGGAATACTTACCATTATTATCTGTCCCGCTCCTATCGTTGCATAAGTAGGTGTCGTGTCGATTATCTCACCTGTCGTATCGGCACTATAAGTCACCGTATCAATCGTTGGATTAGCTCCATTGATTGTGTCGAAATCGTCAAAGTTCTGAACAGTCAGTACATAACCATCATCAGACGAAACGCCAAGATAAATAGCTGTTATAACTATACCGTGCGGAAACTCGATTGAGTTAATTGCCTTGACCGTCATTACGTCATTAACGCCATCGGGAGCAAAGATAGTTGCTCCAAAAGAACGTATCAACTTGCCTACCACTACGTCAGTTGACGCACCCAATTCTGCGTGTGCCGAACCGTGCTGAATGACTACTGTACCATCAGTAAAATCAAGTTCTATTTCGCCATCAGCATCAGGGACGGCAGGACTTGCTTGTGGTAATTCTAAATCCGCTCCACCAAAATCACCGCCACCAGTAAAGACTGTATCCCCACCGGCAGGTTCGATGTGAATGTCACCTGTGTTCGTTATGATGTGACCATCTGTATCGTCGTGATGTAACTCAATGTACTTGTCGTCACCATCGGACATTACTCGCAGGATTCCTTTTTCGTTTGTATCCTTGCCTTGTATGTTTACTATGCCATCAACACCATCCTCTGCATTGCGTAGATTTAATGCGCCATCAGACCAAAGTAAATCAACATCATTACTTGTAAAAAACATACGTAATTCATCACCATTTTCTCCGAATTTGAAATAATTATCATCCACATTTATAATATAGCCTCCATTTGTCATATATATTCTTCCGTAAGAATCAATCTTAAAAATCTCATCGTTATCACCGCCTGAATCATCATATATTGCGATGGGTATATAATCAGTGTCATCATTGGCAGTTGTGGTAATCTCAAGGGCTATAACATCCGTCAAGCCCGCTCCAAGACCTGTCACATCCAAGATAAGGCCGCTTTTCGGGCCGCCGTCATCTGTAACTCCTATATCAATAGTCTGTGTATAAGTCGTAAAATCAACTGTCGCTGCTGCGTCAGGGTCTCCTATATCGTCCCAGGCCGTTGCGCCGCCTCCTGCGTTTGCCACCCAGGTCAAAGTTCCGGCGCCGTCTGTCTGTAGAACTTCCGTGTTATCACCATCGTCGGGCGGCAGGGTATAGATTGTGCTGGCGGCAAGGGCAGGAACCATAAAAGAAGCAAAGTGAGCACCGTCATCGGTATCTTCGAGAAGCGTTAAAACCCCTGCCGTAGCAGCGGCATTGCCTACCGACAAGTTGGCGTTGGCAATGATATTACCCGTGAACGTCCCGCCGTCAGCGAGATTTATTAACGCCTTATCTGCTATCTGTGCATCAAGCTCGGCAAAATCATCAAGCTCCGTTTCATAAAGAAGGGCTGCTGTGTCTGATAAATCTGTAGATGCGAGTGTCAAGCCCGAACCGCCACCTGAAAACTCTGTGGCCGCCAAAGTGCCGCTCGTAGCATCGTAGGTTAATGCCGCATCCGTCTTCGGCGTATCCGTACCGACAGCGGTTCCGGTCAGAACTACGTAATCACTGGCATAAGTGCTATCAACTGTAGTAATTTGGTCAACGCCACCTGATAAACCTGAATCATACACTGCCCTTGTCATATCGCCAGCGCCACCAGCCACCCACGTAAAGTTAGTGCCAGCGTGGTTGTACGACAAAAGATAATCGTCTGTGCCCGCATCGGCAGCGTTAGTTGTATTGAGTGCTGGTTCCTGAATGGTATCGTCTTTAATATCAGCATCTATAACAGAAGCATTAGTTAATTCGCCTTCAGCTATATTTCCCCAGATTACTGTACCATCAGTATCTAAGTCGGTCATATCGCCCCAGTCGATACTATCATTGTCTATAGTATCATTGCCTATCTGCTCTCCATCAATCAAGTCTGCACCATTGTCGATTCTATTCGCACCAAAAGAAAAGGCTGTAGTGGTAGCTACCGTTATCCCCGCATTACCCGTAACTAAGTCTGAAAACTGTGTCTGCGGTGTGCCGTCACTGATTACATCTATTGTCAGTGTCCCAGCCTCTATAATACGGAAAGTTACCTGGTCATCTGTGCTATTACCTAAAAGGAGCTGGTCAACATCGTCCTCAGCATCCGCCGTTACAAACTCTGCTAAAGCTCCGTCTGTCGGGTTGCCCGTACCCTGTGAAACTCTAAAGAGACTAATATCAGCAAACGCTCCGGTTGCCTGTATCTCAAAAAAGTCCGTAGCAGTTGTTTCGGTTATATATGTCGCCGTTTCAGTGTCTTGAAATGTTATTGAACCCGCAGCGGCAGGGTCACCTATGTTCTCGTAAGTAACCGACAGACCTGTTATCCCTGCTCCGCCGCCAACATATTCGGTAGCCGTTACTGTGCCGGTCGAAGGATTGTAATAGAAGTCGCCAATATCGGCTTCCAGATTCACCGGGCCAGCGGCGTCTGTCGTAAACACAATATCCTGGTTGTCGTTAGTGGCGTCATCATCTGCCAACGTAACCGTAGTCGCCAACGTTGCTAAGTCAATAGTGATAGTATCCGGTACATCACCATCCGCTAAAACTCTAAAAGCCGGATTAGCGGCAGCGCCGTTTGATTCAAGGAACGTACCATCGGCACCGAGGGTTATTTCAATAACATCGCCAGCAGCGTCGCTATGCCACATCCGCCAAGCGGTTTCAAAATCGAAGTCTGCAAACGTACAGTCCGCCCAGTCGATAGAATCATCGTCAATCGTATCGTCTTGTATATTCTCTCCGTTCAAAGCTGTTAATGCCGTACCTACACCCGAAGTAATCGTGCCAAGAATAGGTGTAACCAAGGTAGGTGATGTCGCAAAACATAAAGCGCCTGTGCCTGTCTCATTCGTCAGGATAGCAAGTAATTCAGCAGAAGTATCTATCATATCGAAAAGATTTAGTGCTGTAATCTTGCGTGATAAAGGCGCTCCGGCAGGGTCGTCCACTACATAAAAAACATCTGAGCTGTCAATGGCCACTAACTCTGCCAAGTCCTGCAATTCGGTGTCTGCGGCCTGAACAGTTGCCGACAATATCAATACAATTAGTAAGATTTTTTTCATTATCGTATCAGTAAAAAACTGGCTCCATCATCTAATAAGAGTTTACTGGCTCCATCATCCAACAAAAGGACATCAGTAACCGCCCACGTACTCAAGGCGGCACGTTTCCAGGTATTAGCTGCTATGCAAACGTATATATAACTGGCATCGTAGGTTATCGTTCCCGCAGTTCCAGCAGCTAAAGCTGTAGCGGGTGGATTAGAACCAACCATAAGAACATCAGTTGTGACATTACCATTGGTTAAATCAATAACTAAACCATCATTCCAAATAACATTGCCGCCTTGAGCGATGCCACTATCGTATCTGAAACGCAATAAATCATTATTTTTATGGATACGGGCATTACTACCTGCATCCGAGCTTTTCCATCCAACAGCATCAAGATAAGCGTCAAATACAATAGATATGCTGTCATGCAAAAAAGGGAGAATTTGCATAGTAGGATAAATGTCTTCTGTTGTTTCAAAGACTACGTGCGGACCTATGGCTGATGAGTCTTCTCCTTTAATCTGCAATTTTGCAAAACCAACATCCCCCGGAGTCGCCGTTCCTATACCTACACTATCTGCATAACCCGCAACATTCGCCACAAGGGTAGTGGTATCGACTATGAGTACGCCGGTATCCACCGTACCAGCCGTCGTGAAACCCGCCGCCGTTACTGTCCCTGTGGTAGTATCATCACCATCGTTTATCAGGAAAGCATCGTCAACATTAAGAGTGTCATTTACCAATGTTATATTAGTTCCAGCGACAAGATTTGTGTAATCTGAAATGTCTATATCCGTACCATGCCACGTACCAGCCGTAACGATACCACCTGTGGCTATGAAAGTGCCATCGGTTAAAACAACACCCTCAAGAGTACCTGAGAACGTACCGTTAACCGCCGATGTGATTGAACCGCCAGTTATGTTTAATATCGTATCGGTAAGAGTAACCCCCGATATGCTGGTAAAACCAGATAGCTCACTACCAGCCCACAATGCTGTGCCATCGGTAAAGGCATCGCCGTATATGTACCGCCACAGCAAGATTGCAGAACCTATATCAAGCGAGCTATCTGCTGTAGGTAGTTGGTGAGACGTATAGACATCAGCATAAGTTGTGCCGTAGCAAGAAAAAACTAAGAACAAAATTATAACCACTTTTCTCATACAGGTAAACCGAAATAGCCAGCGAATGTCCACGTACCAAGAACTAATTGCACTTGACGTTCCCAATTATCCCCGACTTGTATCAATCTCCATGTCCCTATCGGGTAACTGCCATCTGCATTTTTAAGTTTTGAATAAATCGCTTCACCATCGACTAAATCTAAAGCGTAATTTGCTGCTACTGTTATCTTCTCCAAAAGCCCCTGTAAGGTCTTTACCAGTTCACGCCATTCATCTGCAATTTTAGCAGGATCGCCACTTAACAGGGCATCTTCGTCAAAAGGTATCTTTACATCAGTATCAATTCTTTCAAGTGTCATAAGTCCAACCTCCCCGCCGAATCGAAGTACGGCAATATCGCATGTATTTTGGGAGTATTGCCCTTTTCAGTGTGCGTTATTTCTACCTTGTGAAAATTGCCTATCTCACCATCACAGAATATCCACACCCAGAAATTATCGTTAGAACCATTGCAGGATATTGTCTTCGTCTTGTAGGCGGTAGTTGAAGTGTTCTTATACATAGAGGCTAAAAACGAATCGGTAGGAACGTTATCTACCAAAAACCCTATCTTCTCACAGGCCACCTTGAGTCCTTTATCTACAAACGGGTTCAATTCAATTGATTCAGCCTTAATTTCAATCTTGCCATTATCATCGTCAGTGCCGTCGTACTCGCCATCAGCCCACTTATAGACCCTGCTATTCCGGCATCCTATTAGAGTGTAAGGTTTGGGAGTTCCGAGTACAGCCCTTGAATCAACGGTAATCGCGCTTATTAAAGCACCGTCAGCAGCCACGACATCATCAAGCTCGGCCATCGTAGGTACTTTCTGGCCGGTGAATCCACCGATACAATTCAAGAAAAATGTCTGTGTGGATTTGTGTATCGTCCAGTTGTTCTCCATAATGTTGTAATCGAGAATCCTGTCGATAGTTGAAGAGGCTGAATCCGCAAACGTAAGTAACAAATGCCGCTCTTCCTTCTGGACATAGCCATAAACAGAACGGATATAGACATCGTTAAACTCCTTGAGAATGTCTCTGATGTTCGGAATGTCCAGGTCTTTTATCTTAAAGCCATCGTAAAATACGATGTTCGTAGCGCCAACTGCGGCCAAGCCATCCTTCATCTCCGTTCCTGAGTATGGCGACCTGATAAGTTCGGTCGTAGTCACTCTGTCCCACTTAAAGGGAATATCAGAATTGCCAGTCGATTTGATTTCCCACAACGTACCCAAATCACCCCCCTGCGTATAGACCGCTATGTTTTTACCAACGTAGCCAGCCGCACATATTCGCTCCGAAGTAGGAGCATCAACATTGCCACCGCCAGCAACGGAAAAGACCGTCTGGAGAACAGGGCTATATCGACAGCGTTGCGGAAACCAATCGCCATGCTCGACAGTATCCAGAAGCAACATCCTATCGTCTTTGATAAACATGAATCTGCAAGTATTGATATGATTAGCGGCAATATCATCATCTATATGGACATTGAACGGAACAACCGGATTAGTCCTGCCCGGCCATTGATATATCTGGTCAACATTATTGACCATATAGCCAACGCCCATCCAGTTGCAGAAATGAAAGAAGTCCGATGGTGAACCTGTGAAAATATCCACCGGAGCGCCCAAGACGCTCGATATGTCCGTCATAGTAGCATCAACAGGGTTGTAGAAGTTACATCTACCTGTATATGCTCCAGCCATACCCTTACTGTCCATTATCAATAAGCAGGGCATACCATTCTTGACATAAGATTTAATCCCTACAATAGACGTAACTGTTTGTGCAACGGCTCCGTGTTTCATCTGAGCGAACAGACTGAATCCAAGACGTTTCTCCAAGACCCCTTTGTTGACGTGCATATTCTCAAGAGTAGGAAAAGCGTCGGGGGGACTAAGCCAAGGTTCTAATCCAATCGATTTGGCTGTTTTGAATCCAGAGATAAGAAATGGCTGATACATTAGTTATCGCTTCTCGATATTTCCTGCCAGTCAGTACCAGAATAAATCAATGTAAGTACATCACCATCTCCCAAAGCAAAATTGGCATTGCCTACAAGATTGAAAAAGGTAGCCCCGTCCACAATTGTCGTATTCCCGCCATCGGCACCGACAAGAATTAGCAAGGAGCCGTCTAAAGGAGCCGTGCCTGCTGCATAGAGAATATCTGTTACATTGGTAGCGCCAACATTAGCAGTCACAAAATAAGAACCACTACCTATATATGGCGTGGCTCCGGTCGGTAATGTTAATGGTTCCAGTCGTGCCAAACCGAGCATTGGACGTTCAAGATATGTATAAGAATCCGCCCCCATCACATCCGTATTTATGAAACTTGTAGGGTCGGTTGTTGCTGATGCCGCAATCGTTAAGGCCGCCGTATTACCATAAGCTGTTACTCTTGTTGAAACCGGCAATGCTACTGATGTAGTCGGCGTAAAACTGCCGGTTACAATAGTAGTACCAGCAGCAGCATCATAAACATAATTACCAATTAAAACGAGCCGATAAGAAGGACTTGCTCCCGGACTATCAATAACAAAAGCGTTTGACCTTGTACCTTTAAGAAGTGTGTTACCGATGAAAGTAACCGTTCCTGCGGCGTTGCCTAAACCGGCATTGTCAGTCCAGTTACCATCGACTATTGGAACCGCATCCGCATTAGTAACTATACAATGAGTGTTTTCAACGTGACAACCAATAAAGTTAATTGATGCCGCTTCTATGTGCCATAGTAATACCTGATTGTATTCAGCGTTTAAGCCATATACGTTTAAGGTATTGCCCCCATAAAAAATTGCGTATATACTGCCATAAATCCGTCCGTTGATTATGGTAATATCGTTACACTGGGGACTTATTCGATAACCATAATTATACAAGTCGGCATAACCAACACCGGCAGGATTCGTTATAGTGACGTTCTCGAAAACAGATGAAACTAAATATCCAGTACCTACCGCACTTATCGCTTCACCGCCGCCAATTCTTATGCTAACATCTTTTAACTTCAAACCTGACGTCCAATCACATCTCAATATTACATTAGCTCCGCCGACATTCAAATTCTCCAAACAGATATTTCTGATAAGCGGGCCGGTGCTATATGTTGGCGTTGCGCCGTGAACATCTATTAAAGTATTGTTCATATTAGCTTGAATCTTAGGGAATGTTCTGGCGTGCCATGTCGAACTTATGCCTATTATATCCACAGGCGCAAGAGTATCAGAAGCAAGAACCAATGGAGCAGTAATAAGATAAGTTCCGGCAGCGCCGTAAGGGAAAAGTAAAGGTACGCCATTAGTCCTCGCTACCACTATAGCCCTTTGAATTGCCACTGTATCATCGGTAACTCCGTCTCCGGTTGCACCATAATACCTGACATCAATCCAGGGACTCATGGTTATAATATCAACAGCATTAACATCAAATACGCCGCCACCGGCAAGGTCAACACCCAAAACAACTTCGAGAGCATCCCAGTTATTCCGTATGAATCCCGCCGCAGCGTTCCAAACAGAATTATCCGCCGGTAGAGTATTGTCCCAACCAGCAAAACAGAGACTTGAACTCATTAACATAAACAGGATTATAATGATAATCATTTCAATCAATTTTGTTTTCATCTCTGGTATCTCCATTTTGTTACTTCGTAAATGTTTCTGGCTTCAACAGCAGACAATATTCTATTGAAGAGCATAAAATCATCCATCGAACCATCGTAATAATTTCCACCAGAAGCCTCCGAACCTAAATATAAAGTATTACCGGCATCAGAAGTACGAGTATCGTTAGGTGTGCCTGTCTCGGTTACAACAACCGCAAGACCGTTGATGTAAACTAAAGGGTTATTCGCTGTGGCATCGGCATTATAGGTAATGACTACGTGTTGCCATACATCAACTATCATATCTATAGGGAACGTCCACTCGCCATCTACCCCATCGGTCACCATGTGAAATTCCAACGTGGTGTCGGAACCTGGACAAAATAGACGCCATCCTTCATTGCCATTCCTTGACTTATCAGCCACCCTGCCATCATTAGTTGGGCCTTGGCTTTCAGGTCTCAACCATGTAGAGAGCGTACCGCCGCCATCGAAAACATCATCAATAACCGCACCACTACCTGCGTTTATTACACCAGAGGTAAAATCAAATCCTGGATACTCCGGCGTAACGAACCCTGCTGATGTGCCTTGATTCTCGTTAAGCGAATAATCAAAGACTGTATTAGTGGTCATAAAACCATCCCACATTTTGTAATGGAATACTAAACCTACCGAATTAACCTGTGGATGCAAGGGACGTACAAATGTTACTCCTGCCCCTATATAAACGGCATAGACAGTAATGGTTATTGATAAAACCAATAAGACTATTAGAACCTTTTTCATATCAAATACCTCGTAAAGTGACTACAATCTCTCCACCGCCGACTCCAAATGGTATAGATGGCCCCATCCAAACTTTTATGTTTTCTGTTACAGGCTCGAAAATGCTGTAAGTGCAAGTCCCGCCCGCAGCCTGGTCTCCGGAATCGAATATTATATGTTCGGCGCTATCTCCTATTTCAACCTCAACGTCAGCCCCGGTTTTGCTTTGTGGTATTTCAAGGATTACTGTTATTATTACCCCGTTTACAGGAATCGTTATCTTCGTATCGGCATCATCCTCAGCAGTCCACGTGCCTGTAATCACAAATTCCCAAACTGGCTTTATTAACGGTTCCTGGTTCCTTCGCTCTACCCAGCTTGTCAAAACAGCCGACTCGTTACCTGCTGCATATAAAAGAGAACAAGTAGCCAATATAATTAGAACCGTTGTTTTTTTCATATCAGATACCTCGAAGAGTAACAATTTTTTCCGTCACGGCATCGCCAGAAAAGGTAGATGGCTCTAAGATAATGTCAATAGTTCCCGTCAAAGGTTCGTAAACATCAAAAACATGCGTAGCGTTTTCCGCTACCTCCGTTGAATCAAAGATTGTGTTATCGCCGTTGTCTAATATTAACAACTGCTCCGTAGTTCCGGTAGTAGTAGTGAGTGGAATTTCCAGTATCACTTTCAACAAAATGCAGTTGATTGGAAGCGCTTCCGTTTTCGCTAAAGTATCATCAGCATCGTATGTAAACGTAATAACGCGCTCCCAGGCCGGCTTTATCAGCGGCTCCTGATTTCTTCTTTCTACCCAGCTCGTTAAAACAGATGTTTCAGTCGCCCACAAAACCGCACCGATACACAGTAGAATCAGTAGTACAATTAGTGACTTTCTCATTTTCTTGCCCCTTTCTTGTGTTCTCCACACCAATATTCTTTTCTAACAGTAGGAAACTCATCTACTGTATGCGCACCTTTCCCGTCCTGATTCGGTGGAAATCTTCGACAGGTTCCCACGCTTCCGACAGGTTCAAAGAATTTACAATTTTCACAATTCATAATAATTCTCCTAAAAAGATGGTTCAGCTACGCGCCCACGCATAGACAGCCGTTTCTTTGTTTGTATTGATTTTAACATATAATCCGCAAGACTGAAGTTTGGTGTGCCTGTAAGCTCGGCTATCCTTGCCTGCCCGCCCCTCGGTGCCAGATACATAATTGCAGCGCCCATAGCAATCGCTGGCCCCTGCTTCATATCGGCAGGAACGGAAGCATCAGCCGCTAATGCAATCGGCCTGTTCATCTCCGAGGCGGCCTTAAACTGGTAAGTGTCATCTGCTTTCGGGCGTAGGAATAACTTGTTATTGATAACCAAAGCACCAGACGGTTCTCCCCTTTTGGCAGGGTCGCCGTCAGTATAAGTAGCCGTTACCGTACCCCCCGTAGCAAGGTCTGTTGTGCCAGGTATGAATCCAGCCGCAGCCGTTTCTATCACGGTAACAAAACCCATATAAGCCGTATCACTACCGGCATTGGGTAGTCCGGCAATCGCCAGCCCTGGCGAATCGTAGCCAGTTGCATTATCATCGGCCTCGTTGATTGTGATTGTGCCGTCAGATTCTATCGTTAGAGAGAAGGCACCATACTTGTTCTGGGGAACCGTGCTAAGACCGATAAAGGTATTCTCGGCACTGGCCTTGGCATAAGACTGGCCTTGTATATCAAAACTAAAAGCTGCGTTCAAGACCTTAGTAGAATCAACGGAACCTATGGCAATTCCTGGGGCGGTGATATATTGTTCGTCATCAGGATAACTTTGAAAGAAGTAATTTTTGTCTTGATAAAACGTAATCTCCGCGCCGTTTATCGTCATAGGCTCCATTAGTTTTACTATCGTCTGAGCCAGACTATACTCGCCGTTGTCCGTTGCTATCGCTGCCTGTGTGAACCAGTCGTCAAAGTTGGTGACGAGAGCATCTTCGGGGAAGTAGTTTACGTAGTAGTCGTTTATCAGAGCATCAACGTCAACATCAGCAATATCGGATACCTGTGTTCTGCCGGTCAGTTGCCGCCAACGAGTCCTTATCTCGGAACGCTTCCAAGTTAAATCAGCCATAATTCTTACCTCGTTAAAGGCAAGCGGTAGCCATTTTGGAGAAAAAGATGACTACCGCTGCCTATATAAATTATGGTGTTACTACTGGTGGTGCGGCATTACCAGATGTACCAAGTATTGCCCATCCAACAGTATTAACAAAAATGCACGAAACTGTATCACCAGCATCGGCAAGGTCAATACTTGTCCAACCCGCTGCTGTTGCGGGAGTCAATACACCGTTACCGCCATCGACTACATGATTGATAACTATTACCTGACCATCTTGGCCGTCTGCCAAAGTCAAGGCTTCGGCACCACCAACGCTTGTATAGGCAACATAAACATGAGTGACAGGTATAGCACCAGCACCAGCACCATAAGTCGTACCACCTGCGGGCGCATATACAACATCTCCGTCATCATTAGGTAATGTCAGAGTTTTGTCGGCCACTGTAGCATCATTAGCTGTAAGGATTGTCTCAAAGGCGTCTAAGGTTCCTTCAAAAATAAGTTGGTTTGTACCGCCTGTTACTGAGTTTGCTATTTCCGGCATATTAGTTGCCAGCGTCGAAGCCATAACGGAAACTGTCTGTGCTACACCATCAGGAAGCGTCCAGATAATATCAGCCGTAGGGTCTGTAGCAGTAATTATGGCCTCGTGAGCATCTACTCCGGCACCTTCAAAGATTAACTGGTTAGTGCCGCCCGTAACAGAGTTGGCTATATCAGGATAATTAGTCGCAAGGGTCGAACCCATAATCGCAAGAATATCAGTACCACCATCAGGAAACGTCCAGGTAATATCTGCTGTAGCGTCCGTGAAGGAAATGATATGTTCAAAGCCGCCCGCAGCCGTCCCGGTGATATTCCATACTTCAGTAGCCGCACCGTCAAAGACCTTGGTATCAACAGAGGTAAAAGTCATAACATCAGCCGCCACTAACGTAATATCGCCGTTATCCGCATTGGCAGCGGTAAGGACTATAGGGCCGTTGGTAGTATCGACATCAACGCCTGAAATAGCGCCAGTAACGTCAAGATTGAAAGCATCGAGAGCAGCGGCTTCTGTAGCTACAATCTGAACTGAACCGCCGGTATTGGTGATTACAATATCCTGTCCGGCCTCACCGACGGCATCAATATCAATACCGCCAGCCGTAGAATCAATGTTAATAGCGTCTGTCGCATCCTCTGAGGCTGAAAGTCCTATAGAGCCTAAAGCAGAAGTAAGAACAATATCACTTGCGGCTCCGGCGTTATCAATTGTAATACCTAAAGCGGCGTCAATATCTATTCCACCGGCTGTACTAGCAACTGTAATAGAATCTGCACCTTCTCCCTGCGTGTTGGTGACTACAATCGTTTCGGATGTGCCGCCATTCGTTGTCAATGTAATGGCAGCCGCAGCGTCTTCTGTAGCTGCAATATTGACCGAACCGCCCGTATTAGTAATATCAATATCCTCGGCGGCACCGGCAGCATCAGCCCGAATATCAATACCACCTATGGTAGATTGTATCACTATGGAATCAGCGGTGTTTTCTACTGACGTTATAACTATCGACTTAACAGCGTCAACGTCAATACCACCGGCAGTAGCCCTTGCTATAATCGCATCATCGCCAGTACCGGCAGAACGCAAATCGAGAGTTGCGTTAAGAGCGCCTGTAACCTGAACGAGAAGGTCGTCAGCGTCTTGGTTGGCAGCAAGGGTGATTTGTGAAGCGGCGGAATCAAAATAGATATTGCCAAGACCATTAGCATCGTCAACCACGCCATACTCAAGAGTGTCTATGCCCGTATCTGTGGCTAATGTGAGTGTGTTACCATTAAAGGCAAAGCTGAACTCCTCGGCGTTCTCGATAAACTCAATCTCATTATCTGTGGTGTTGTTAATTACGCCGTCGTTTTCCAGTGTAATATCGGTAGCACCAACGTCAAGACCGACATACGTACCAACGCCAAGATAAGACACATACCAAGTATCAGACGTACCTCGAATATCGTAACCGGTAACACTATCAATCTGGACAGCAGTAACAGTTGCGAGGTCGGAATTTTGGTCAATAACCAAAACGTCAGGGTCGGAAGTAGTATCGTTGCTAACAAGAATCAACGCTGGATTAGCAGCAGCAAGAGGAACAGTCAATGTGACCGCTGTGGCATCTACGGTTATTGCCTCGCTGAGATTGTAAGCTGCATCAAGACTATTACCACCAGCAGCAGCTATGGTCGTCCACGCCAAACCGTCAACGGATAGCATCAAGGCATTAGCAGTAGTATCGTACCAAACCCTGCCCTCCGCAAGTGGCGGTGCATTTGCCGGTAAAGTAGGAGTGAACAGGTATGAGTCGCTAATCATTGTACCCGTAACGTCTCTCAGGTATGTCGCCAGCATTTCGGGGTTAGATGCAATCTCGTAGGTAATGTCAGTCGGCACATAGGCCGCGTACACAGCACTCGTATAACACAAGCCCGCTATAGCTGCCACTAACATCAAAACTGCAAGAACTCTTGTAAGTGCAAATCCTTTCTTCATAGTACGTCCTTTCTTTTTCGGTTTTGCCTTTGGAAGAATTGGAATTGGAATTGGTAACTCTATTACGTCTTCCACTTTGGGAACCACTATGGGTTCCAGAGCTTCTACCCTTTTTGAAAGTTGAAGTATCTTTCCTTCCATTTGTTCCTGATTGGCAAAAACCTTGTTAAACAGTCCACAGATTTCCTCTGTAGAGTCGCATTGGTCGAATGTTACATTTCTCATTTTATACTCCCTTTATTTGTTCATATTGATTACTTGCTCCTTGGTTACAACCAACTGAAGGAGAAATCTCGGCTTGATAATAGGAATGTTGCCTCCTATCATGCCGGTTACAGGGTCGTGTACCGCTTTGTGCGTTACGTACGTCAACTTCTCAAGATGCTCGTACACACTAAACGGCAACTTCACAGCTTCGCCGGGGAAAAGGTGATACTTTGGACACTTTCTAAAACCGTTGGGATTACCATACTTCTTGCCGTCCTTGGTAAATGCTGGCCCGTACATGCCCCGCTTGCCTGAATATGCAAACTCAATATCCGTTTCTGGACTTTCCAGATTGAAGAACTTGACCTCTATCATCGGGTCATCTTTGCTGATAGTCATAGCAAGGGATTCCGCATTTCTTTGTTTCGCATTACTTTTTTGTTCGGCAATCCTCTTGATAATACTCTCCCTGATGGTTTTTTCGCTTACTCTGCCGTCAACCTGATAACCCAACTCGTCCATTTTTTTAACCAATTGAGTCCTGTTCATACTCTCAAGTTGTTTTTCCAGAGGCAACGATTCTGTTAGGTCGCTCTGTACTGGTTCCATTATTTCTTGTTCCATAATATCCATAGTCCTTTTCTCCATTAAAGTTAAAGTATGGGGCGAACAACAAAGCCCGCCCCGTTAAGTTAATAGTTAAATCAACGCATGTGTTCACCGAAGGTCACAGGATTCTCTACATCGGCATCGCCCATGAAGTTAAACCTGTCGTGCTTTTGGGCATCGAAGACCCAATACTCGCCATCAATGCTAAGAGTTGCACCAATCGTAAAACCTTTGACTCCACGCCTTACGGTTCTTTCCTCGCGGCAAATCCACTCGTCGCCACTGGCCGCTACTGTTCTGCCACCTAAAGTTGTTCCCCACGTCGGTTCTGCACCTGATGCTCCACCTGAAGCAACAACGCATTCATAAACAAAACCGTTATGGGTAGTAGGTCTGACAGCACTACCTAATACCTCTACGCCTGCCGTCAAATCTCTGGCTACATAGGTTGTAAGAACATTGTAGTCAAGGCACGTCGGAGCCGGTACAACACCATCGGCATCAGGAGCGGGAAGCAAAACCGAGTTGATTGCTGTGTTATAGGGTATGAACCCCAGAGCAGCACTCGCAAGAGGAACAGGGGCAACATCTACTTGATACCCATACATTCCAGTTAAAGCCGCAGCGTGTTCATAAAGAACCCTATACCATTTATAGTGTACTTCCGTTCCACCTAAAGCCTTGATTAGCTGAATGAAGTCTGGAATGAAACCACACTCTACATTTGTAGCAACGCCATTGGCCGCTATGAGTTTTCCGCTTACTATTTCAACTGACATAATTTATCCTTTCTGGCAGTTAGCCGTTAAAAGTTCGTGCATTGCAGAACGTGGATGAATAAATCGTTGAGGATTCTGGCTACCTGCCACATTTTCCAGCCAACCGTCGCACGTTGGTTTAGCGGGTCTGTAGTTCCACCGGAACCGAAACCTTTGATAATCGCCTGGGCATTGCCACCGTTTATATCAACCGTACCATAGGCTCGCTGACCTATGATAGGACAAGAATATGTGCCTGCTGCAACGTAGCCTTGCGTGGTCGTCAACCAGCGGACGTTGCCGGTCGAACACCACTCGGCTTCGTCAACGCCCTGTTGAGCGGCATAATTGGATACGTTCTTGTATCCGGCTACGCCCTCAAGGTCGTTTTCAAGGTCAATGTCTGCCATCGCCCAGTAAGACGGACGAATAGGCGAGGTCCCCTGACCCGTACCAGCCCTGACAAGTCTGGTCATATAATCGGCATCGTTAGTACGTAGAGTTTGTCTAACGGCGTCAATGTCAATCTTATTCAAATACGTCACGACCGGAGCGCCGTTTGCACAAAGCGTACTCGAAGCCGAAGCAACCAAGGTATCGCGGGTAAGCTGGTCAATAGTATTTAACATCTGGTCGTTTTGACGAGTGACCTCAATTGTGATATTGGGGTCTTGAACAGTCAAATCGACAACATCGGTAATCGTGGCAAAGTCACCGTACTGACTGACCGTAGCCAGTACATCGACCTTGCTCTGCCTGTGACCGTTGGGGGTAATACCTTCGGTCAGCGGGGTTGTTGCGGCATCGTACCTGTTGTATCGCCGCATCTTGATTGTATTGCCGGACTTTCGGGCAATACTGAACCTCTGTGAAAACTTGTTAAAAATGTACTTCGGAGTCGGCGGCTGTAAAAGCGTCCTTTGGTATGACATATTTATAGCCGGGTCGACTTCGTTAGTAGTCGTTAATGCGTCTGGCATTGTAGTACCTTTCTACCCGCTACAAAGCCTTGTCCATTATCTTCTGATTCTCGGCCAAGAACTCCTCATCAGTCTGAGCGGCTCGTCTTGCGGCATTGTCAAGTGTGCCGCCACCTTTGGCGCCACTTATCGACATCTGTTTGTTGGCCGCGGTAATTGCGGCTACTGCTTTCTCAGCAGCTTTCGTATCAGGTGCTTTTGCCTTCTCAGCTACATCTTTTAAGTATTGAGGGTCATTGCGAGCAATCTCATAAGCCAGAACAGCCTTGTTGGGACTATTCTGCAGGGCATTGCCTAAAGCGGGATTTCCTTTTAATGCTCTTAATAACGGTGGTGCGTATTGAAATTGGCCTCCCGGCCCGTTTACGCCCACCACTTCTGCATAATCAGGATGTGAATTTACAAAAGACTGCTCAGACTGCTGGCCGGATGTAATCATTAACATTGCTTCTGTTATCTGCAATGTCTCTTGCGGCGTTGCCATATCAAGGTCGATACCCAGTTGCTTCGCTATGGCTTGATGTAAAGCCGTTTGCTTTTGCGGTTGGGCCGGAGCCTGCTGGCTCATAAGCGCCACTTGATCACGTGCGTTCTGTAATTCGGCCTCCGCAGCCTGGCGCTTTTCACGTTCAGCTACAGCGGCAGCCTTTAGTCCTTCTACTTCCTGATTCTCCACGGCGGCTGGAGTCCCTTTTTGAGGAACGCCCTCTGGAGGAATTACGCCCGGTTCCAAGTTGGCGGCACTTGGGTCTATTGCGCCCTTTACTTCTGGTTCCATCGTTTTTTCTCCTGTTGACCCGGCGACGGTCACATTACGCCCGTTACGCCCGTTACGCCCGGCGGCGGCAATAAAAAAAGCCCCTGCCTTTCCAGAACACAATGTTCCAGAAAAACAGGGGCCATTATTTGGTTTACCCTAAATTTATCTTAACTTGTCAAGCCGAGATTGCCAATACGTGAATAGAATCATCTAAGATTCTGGTTGCGTGCCACATTTTCCAGTTAATTGGTTCTATTCCATCAGTTAAAGGCATCGCAGGAGCCTCTAATTTTGCGTACCTACGCCATCTAATTTTCTTTGGTATTTTTGGCGATATTTTCGCCTTTGGTTTTGGAAGTACTGGTAAAACCAAAACACCAAGAACAGATTTTAGAAAAGTTCTACGCTTCATACTATTCTTTGGGGTCTAATAATATTCCAAAATATGCACTTTGATATTTGATTTCATTACTACCAATATAAAACAAGTAACCATAATTGCTCATGACGCTACTAAGCCAATATCCAATAATGAAGGCAATGATTATAAAAAACCTATATTTCCATTTATCCATCTTTTTCTCCGATTACTCTTTCGGTCGCACCTTTTCTCTAAACATAGGTCGGCGCATCCCTACGGATTGCTGTTGTAATGATTGACAATACGGTGCAAACATCTCGCGAAGAAAATCTCGTTGCCTATATTCTGTCAACTGTCTCTCCAATTCAGCGTTTTCTTTTCTTAGCGATTCATTTACTATATCATTAAATAATCTACACATATTACTCCTTCGGTCGCACAAAACCGTGCAATACTAACTTGTATATAGCCTTCTTTTGCTCAGGATGCAAGTGAAATTCAAAACTTCCGATAATATTCGGAAATATCTCTCTTACTAACCTGTGAGCATTCTCGATTTTTCTCTCGTCCTCTTTATTTACATCTACGGTCATTTCCTTCGTCCGCCTTTTTTACGACCTCTCTTGCCACCTTTTTTTCCACCTTTGCACGGCATAATTACTCCTTGAAGAAATAGATTTTTGTTCCTTTAAAATAAATACTGCCAAATTGAAGTCGGCACAAGATACCAACCATCTCGATAACTATGCGAATCGTAACGATGTCGATTCCACATCTTTAGACAATGCCTCAAATTGGGTTTGCAACAACTGCCGGTTCCTATAAACCGAACCTTTGGCGTATAACACCACGCACTACGCTTGTTACCGTAGTAAGAACCTCCAAAAAAGAACCTATATATGAATTTCAATTGCAACATATCAATTATTTGAACTCCATACCAACGGAGCGCCACGAGACGACTTCCAAATGAACTTGCTCGCCTCGCCCATCTGCGTTCCGTAAATTATCGGTTTGTCTGGCGGTAAAATGTATTCGCACCGAGCTTCGCCAATTCTATTGTTAATCCGCCATAAAGACGTACTCAACATCGGAACCATCGGCGGCCTGTCCATAAGAACAAGCCTGTTGTGAATCACAAACTTGCCCTCTAAGTCTATCGTACATATGCCCTGCTTCCCCTTGTTTATCAAACTATTGTTCCGAACAGACGGTGGTCCCAAATATCTATCGTTCATTATTACCAGTATGTAATAAATCCGAGGATGGTTCTCTTTGGCCATTATGACCTTAGTGAGTACCTTGTGAAGCTCATCTGTGAGCCATAATGTCACGTCTTTGGTTATTTTAGGCATACGTTTTCATATCCTGTCTGTTATGACATTCTCGGCACCAGTAATCTCCGCAAGTACATTTCGCATCATAATGAATATACTTCGGCTTAGAATCAAGACACCTTTTTGCCTTATTCAATTTCAACCAACAACAAGTTTGATTCAGAGGGTCGTCTGTGCCGTGACATCCAAGGCCACCATAGTTGACACAATCTTTTTTCTCACAATCAAGTCTTGCTTTCACGATTTCGCCTCCGGAGTATATTTCCAACCAATAGTCCAATGTTCAGGAATAACAATTGTTGTGCCTATTTTGTCTTTTGTAAGTCCGAACATTTCGTAATTATTATCTTCTACTTTTACACTACGAGCTTCCCAATGATGTTTTATCCATACGACAAGATGCCTAAGTTTTTCTGGTATGAATTTTTCCACTTGTCGCATTAGAAGCGATTTCGATACCTCAAATGTTTCATCACCATCATCAGTTAGCGTATGATAGTCACCATATTGGTCTGCTTTGTTAAACACTAAAGTAGGTTTTATCCCCTCTTCAAGGTCTTTGACGTATTTATCTATTTCATCTTTGTTCACAATTTCGCCCATTCTTTTCTTAAAAATAATAGAACTGCAAGGCCTGGATTTTTGATACCAGCATCTTTAGCTATATCAAACAAATAAGATACAAACGCCACTAAATCCATCTCCTTTATTTGTTCAGTAGTTTTCTTTTTCACGATTTCGCCGTTACCTCTCTGTTCTGTTGTTTTATCTGCTCAAACTGCAAACCCAAACCGACTAATTCCAACATTTTACTGGCACCCATATCGTTTATCTCAGCTATGACCTTAACTCTGTTCAAGGCCGCATCGGATATGTCCTCGACAGCTTTTGCCCTCTGTGCCTCGGCTATGCCCCTGTTAGCGAATATCTCGCCCTTGACACGCTCAATCTCCAACATTTGAGCCATATCCTGCTTCTGCTTCTGTTCCTGTGCCTGTTGTGACTGCTGCTGCTCGTACTGCTGAATCATTTTCAATAGTTCTGGTTTACCCGCTATCGGGGCGTTCTTCAATAGCATCGAGAGCATAAACGGCGGCACCGGCTGTTTCAACCGAATCAACATCTCCGTCAATTGAACCAGATCGGCATAAAACATATTCTTCTGAGTATCGGTTATTACGCCCTCGACGGTAGCACAATCATATTTACCGAACTCCCGACTCTGGAACTGCGGCGACGGCTCCTGATTGAGTATTCTCTGAACCTTATCGAGAGGATATTGCTGATAGAGCCTCAACAGCTTTCGCCCTATTGTCTTTTGACTCAATGCCAGATTGCGGAATATACCCTTCATCCCTATAAGACCGCCGGCGACCCTTAACTTGGCTAAATATCCGGCGATTTGTGGATTGCCGCCCTCTGCCTGCCCGGTCATTTCTTCGTTAATGCCAGCCGATTTATACATCTTGCGAACGGTCAAGTCCTCGAATTGGAACATACCCTGTGGAATGTCGGGGATTACTCTGTCCCTTATTCTTTCTAATTTGCCCTCTTTCAATAATCGTGGTTTACCGGCGCCAGTCTTGAAAGCATCCTCATCATCAACAAAAGCACCTTCCTCAAAATCAACACCCGCCCCAATCTGCTGCTCAAATACTGAAGTCATAGCCATCATGCGCTTATCAGAAGCCCGCTGAGCATCCACCAAACCCCTGACTATGCTCTGTAACTTAATCTCCATCCTGTCGTGGTCGGGGTCAAAATAGGCAATAATCGGGGTAAAGCTAAAGTCGCCTATCCCAAACAAGTCTATTCCGTGATTGACCTCTGTACCTTCGAGAAACGTGGATACCTCAACCGTAGGCTCCCAGCGGGTAATGACCGAAAGTAATTCGGGCGGAATACCCTCCTTTTGAACCATATATTTCATAAAGTAAGGAAGTTGTCTCTTTGTGCCTTCCCAGACAATCTCCTTATTAAGTGGTTTTATGAGAATAATCTTCTTATCTACCGTTGTCCTCTGCTGAAATTCGTCGTAGGCAAGTAACCTATCGCCATATAACTGAGGACGTTGATAATACGGGAAAATATCACCCTGAGCATCGGAATTGACCGTAACATCAATACTCTCAATAAAACTCTCTTTGCCCGGAAGTAACATCTTGGCATCATCCTTAGTAATATACTTCCGAATCATTCCATAACTGCAATCATCAAGGTCTCTGCGACTGAACGTGGGGTCTAAGAGAAACTGATTGTACCCGAATCGTTCGAGCTTTGTATCTGAATTGCGGTCGTTATACGCATTCACAAGGTTCATTGCACATTTCAAACAGCCTTCAAAGGCATCTGAGATTATATCGTAACCGTTGGTATGCTGCATCGACCAGGTGCCTATGGCAGTAAATTGCTCCGCCGTAAGAACATCTCCATCCTCGGTGGGGTCGTAACGAATAGACCGGATATTGTCGCTCTGATAACCTGAAATCCAGTTAATAATCATCCGAATCTGGGGAAAACTCGCTGATTCACGGTTTTCCTTTTTGAATCTAATTCTGTCCTTCTCGGTCCAGGGATTACTTAAATATATCGTTAAATCATTCTTGACCTGCATCTGCCAGGCACCAAAGCCAGCGTTGGCCTGGTCATAAGCAGCCTTGTAATCCTTCGCTCTGTCTCGTTCAGTTGCCATTTATTCCTCTAAGCATATTCAGCCTTTAACTGCCTCCATCGTTCCTTGCTCATATTGCTCGACCTATACATCCCTGACTCGATTACCTTGCTCAAGTACCGGCCTGCATCGGCATAATGACTCGACTTGTCGGGATGCGGTCCGTCACTGTACCTGTCCAATTTATCAATCCATTCACGATGATATGACGACCAGGCTATAATCAAGTCCTGACATAACTCGCTATCAATCCATAATCTCGGATAAAGGTTCGTCATTCGCTCGATACCATCGAGAACGTAGTCCTCCTGCTCTAACTTCACAAAGTTTATGCCATTACGTGCGAAGGTCTGGTAAACAGCCTCACCTGTCCCGATTTCACCCTTGACCATATCGAATGGGGCAAAGTGCTTGCCGTAGATATAACCGTGCTTTTCTTTCATTTTGTCTAACATCTCACGATAAAAGACGGCTCCGCCCCGAATATCGCTCTTATCTGACAATGCAAAACAGTTAATGATGTGAACCTCAAGACCTATCACCTGAAAGAATATCCATGGCATGTGACCGCCTAATCCTAAATCACACACAGTATGCACAGGATAGTCTTTAACGTGCCTGACGCAGCATATACGGCCTTCCTCTCGCATCTGGGCCATCTCAGCAGCATAATACGCACCCTCAACAGCAGCAATACTGGCTTCCTCAAGAGTTGACGGATGCTCCTTTAACATTAAGTGCTTCAATGTCTTCTTCTTAGCAACATACCACGCTCGCTGGCCCGGAGTTATCGTCTTTGAGTATATGTCCTCTAACTTACCAAAATAGACGTTCATCTCAGGGCTTATCTCAACGAATCGCGGGTCTGTGACGTTGCTTTCCTTCTGCATCCAGTTAAAGAAATGTATCTTGTAGTCCAACGGCCCCAATTCACGGCCTCTCTGCCTAATCTGCTCCGCTTCCTTGCACATCTCAGGAAAATCACCCATCGGGCCTTCAAAGGTGCTTTCAATGAATATCATCCCTTTCTCGTGAATCGTCTCCATCGCTCCTGCCTTAATCTCAGCAGCCTTGAGCGGCGCATGGGTGCAAGTCCACGCATATTCTGACACATGAAGCATCTGCAATGTCCCTGAACGCATCGATGTTCCAACGTAGATACCACTGTTGTTTCTCCAAATTAGTTCTTGTGCATCGTCTTTGACTAACGAAACAGCCGCTTTTAGGTCTGCGGGCAGGTTCTCATAAGCGTATCGTATCTTGTCCCGAAATATCTTCTTGGCATCGGCTAACTTGTGAGCGATTATCCCGCATCTCATATTTGAATTGAACAGACACGCATCCAGCATGAATATTGCTATAAACGTCGTGATTCCGTGTTGACGGCTCTTGGGAATGATGTTCAGCCACCATAAAGCAAAGTACAGAAGCCTCTGAACAACGTTCATCTCGAACAGTATTCGCATCCCCTCCTGGTCAAGGATGTAATACAAGTGGTTCAATCGCCAATACCGATTGCCGAGCTTCTTTAGCCTTGCCTTGGTCTTAGTATTGAGCTTTGTTGTCTTAGTTGCTATCATGCCTTGCTCAAACTCTCCAAAAGAAACTGCTCGCATACGTTCAATGGTCGTCTCAACTGCTCGGCTCTCAACTGGTTCAGTAGGATTGTAGTCCAATCTATCGGTTCCAGTCCATGCCCTAATCGCATCGCAGCCATACCTTGAAAATCATATCCTTTTGCTTCGGATAATCCAAACATAGTCTCAAATAGTCCCATTATCTTGCCCTTGATTGTATGTATGCCCTTGTTATCTCGCTGTGTGGCACGTAGTCTGCATCGCCGGGCTTGCTGACTCTGATGTTAGGCGTGCCTGGCGGCACAGAGGCCAACAGCCTTGTGAATTCAGCATCAGATATACTTGGATACTTGGGTATTACTCGCTTTGTGTCAGTAATACCCTGACCAGTAATACCTTCAGTAATACCCTTGGCCTTAAACTTAGCCTGTGCCTTCCTATTAGCTTCTCGCTGCTTGTCCGGGTCTTTATACATAGCCTGCCTCCTTCAACGCGGCCTCAGTGGCCTTCCTGTCCCTCTTACGGTCTCGATAATAGATGATATTAGCCCATACGCTTAGAATTACGGCACAAGCCAATATCACCAATAAGACGCATGTGGTAGTATCACGCAAGAGCCATTCAATCATCTTCAATCTCCTTAGTATTACTTAATCTTATAAATACCCCTATTTAAGCACCAATAAAGCGGGTACACTGTCAAGTAAACAGCCATAAAGCCTTATATTGTACGTAGATATGTAATACTGTGTACAATATCTATCCATCTTTAACCTCCTCTGCCGCCGGTAACACGCCCTTGCTCGTGCCGTCAATCAAGCCCATTAACGTCGCTGTGGCCTCTGTAAGGCCGTATTTCGTCTCTGTCTTCTCGGCCATGCCATGATTAGCAGACAACAGCAATTTCGCTATAGTACTGTTATAAGAGCTGTCGAGGCCTCTATTGATGAGTTGGCGCTTCTCGATAACTAATATTTCCCTTAATGTGCCTGAAAACTTATTGTGCTTTTCTCCCCATTTATACAATGTATCTTCACACACACCGACATAAACAGCGTAACCACAAATAGTTGGAAGTTCTGGCTCTGATTTACAATATTCTAAATACTGTGTTATATCACAATACTCCGCCTTATACTTTGTTGGCCTACCGCCGCCGATCCCTTGTCCTTTTGCCATTATTTTAATCTATTTGCTCCAGTAATGCCATCATTACTTTCATACAGCCTTCTATTTGTTTGATTATCTCAAGGTTTGAGCTTTTAACGGCACATTCTGTATTTATTGGCTGTTCAGGGCGTTTTATTGGGTCATCACAATTACAATAATACTGCCATTCACCTGATGGCCTCACCACACGCCCGGCTCCGCAATATTGACATTTATCTTCTTTTGGCTGTTCGCTGGCTAATATAACTGGCCTGCATTGACAAGATTCTTTCTGACAAATATTACATATATGTGTTTCAAGCTCTTGTTCATGCTTTTTTATGTTTTCCATTTATTTCCTGTCTTATGCTGTCAGGGGTTTGTCAAGAATAGATACTCCATCGTCCGCAGCTTGTAGTATCTTGCCTACACGCATCCGGGCATCTTCAAGGTGGCGATAGGCCAACATTATATTGGCCTTCATTTCGCTGTGTTGGCCAGAATATGCTTGTTCGCCATCAAATACAGGATTGTTCATCTGCATCTTAACTGTTTCACCAAGGACCTTAATGTCTTTTCTTAACTCATCACAAGCCGATTTTATGTTCTCGTCCATAATTCTACTTCCTTTCTTTCTCAAAGCCAACCCTCTTTTCTCTGCGGTTACAGAAAAAGAGAAGGCTGGCTATTAGGCTCTTAACTTTGTTATCCATTATCATATTGCATCCGTGCATACTTCGTTCAAACTAACAAATCCACATCAAACCGCAAGGATAATAATTAATTATTTTTGATAAAATATGAAGATTTATTCTGCGTTTTTAGCTCAATAATGGCGATTTTGTAGATATTTTCATTTCCTTGAAATATTTTTCTTGATGTTTTGGCCGAAAAAGACGATAATTAGTATGTAATGATTACTGACCAACACAACAAAATAAAACAATCGCTCGGCTGTCTTTGTCTCAATTCACTTTGGTCAGTAGTTGTTGCAAGGCAGTCGGGCTTTTTATTTGAAGGGATAGGACAATGGCAACAGTTTTAATCAACCAAACAAAAAAGGTAATATTACCAAACGGCACAAAAAAGCAAGTAAACATCTTTGATTACAATTTAGCTTTTTGTGCAGATGCTTATGTGCAATTAACTGACACAAGCTGGATAAAAGCAAGAAGCCTGAAACAATTAGACAGCTAACAGCCGACAC